ATCTGCAGAGAAGAAAACTGCATGGAACTGCTTGCACAAATCAGCGCTCTTTACAAAGATAAATACGGATTCACAATTATGGATTAAAATAATAACCCCCGCACCACTGAACGCCAGTGATGCGGGGTTGCTCATATTTATTCACATTTCAATACTGATTGTCACGCCCGACTTAAACCGGAACTCCAAGTAGTCGTCGTGGACGGTCACTTTTTCCAGCAGCTTCTTCACCAGAGCCTCATCAAACTCCGTGATCTCACTCGGCTGAGACTGTATGAATTTCTGAAGCTCTTTAATGCGTTTCGTGTGTTCCTTCTGCGTAGCGTCGTCCATGCCTTTCTGCTCCTGAAGCTCACGCAGGCGCAGGATTTCTTCGGTGATGTCATCGTAGTTCTCCCGGCGCTCCGTCCGGTTGATCAGCTCCCGCTGCAGTTCAGCCATTTTTGCTGAGAGGGCTTCCGCCGACATGGGATTAGCCGAATTGATCGCAGCTTCAAGGTTCTCCCGGAGCCTGTTCAGGTAGGTGTCGCTGTTGCAGACCATCTCGTTGAGTGCTTCAAGAAATGCCGCCTTTAAGGTTTCCTCGCTGACGGTTCTGGCACGGCACTTGTCCTTCTCCTTCAATCGTGTGACGCAGCGCCAGACGACCGACTTCTTGCCACGGTTGTTCCAGTGTATTCTGCGAAACTGCTCTCCGCAGCCAGCGCAGAAGATTATCTGCGAGAATGCGTGGTTGGCACTATAGCCCTTCTTTCCGCCGAACGGGAGCTGCGTTCTCGCTCTTCGTGCCATTTCTTCCTGCACCATCAGGAATGTCTCTTTCGATATAATAGCTTCGTGGTCGTCCTCGACATAGTATTGCGGCACGATGCCGGAGTTCTTTACCCGCTTTTTACTGAGGCAGTCCACGGTGTAGGTCTTTTGCAGGAGCGCATCTCCCATGTACTTCTCATTTCCGAGAATCAGGCGTATGCTGTTATCATGCCATTTTGTGCTACCGCGAGCATTCGGAATACCATCACGCTGCAGTCCCTGAGCGATCTTTTTGCAGCTTGCGCCCTCAAGGTACTCCCGGAAGATACGCTTGACGATTTCCGCCTGTTCCGGATTGATGATCAGGTGTCCTTCATCGTCCTTGTCATATCCGAGAAAGCGGCGAGCATTGACCATCACTTTCCCCTGCTGGAAACGGTACTGCACACCGATCTTGACGTTCTGGCTGAGTGATTCCGATTCCTGCTGTGCCAGCGATGCCATAATGGTCAGGAGGACTTCTCCCTTCGAGTCCATCGTATTTATGGACTCCTTCTCGAAGAATACCGGAATATTCATTTCCTTGAGCATACGGATATAGTTCAGGCAGTCAACTGTATTTCTGGCAAACCGGCTGATCGACTTCGTGAAGATCATGTCGATCAAGCCCTTCTTGCAGTCCTCGATCATAGCATTGAACTGCTCTCTGCCTTTGGTCGAGGTCGCGCTGATGCCGTCATCGGCATACACCCTGACAAGCTCCCACTCCGGATTCTTATTGATAAATTCAGTATAATGCTCGATCTGTGTTTCGTAGCTGGTAGCCTGTTCCTCGTTGTCCGTCGAAACACGGCAATAGGCAGCAACACGCAGCTTCTTGACTTCCTCCTTCGCCGCATTATTGCCTTTCTGTGGCTTGGCAGGTATTTTTATAACATTCATTTCCTCACCCCGATCAGACTGTAGATGTATTCGGCTTGTTTTATCGGATCGTCAAAATGCATCTCCGGCTCTGAAATATCAAACTCCGTATAGACTGGCGGCATTTGCAGGCGCTTCTTGCCGCCGTGCTTTTCTGACCTGCGTATCAGTTCCGCATTTGCTCTCGCAAAGGTCTGACGGCTGACGATCGCAGGATAGAAGTCATCGCCGACATAGCAGAAGTTGCTTATGATACGCTTCACCATGCTGTGAACCATCGGTCTGCCTGCATTGGTTGCTGCATCCCGCAGGCTCATGCCGGAAAGATACCCGTTGAAGATGTTTATAACAACTGCCGCTTCCTGTTCGTCAACGATTACTTTGCCGTCCACTATCTTGTACCCGTACATACTTCCTCCTTCAGTGTCAGCCCGCATCTCAGCCGGAAGCCGATGCAGGTTCTGGTGTATACAATGATGCTGTCAACGTATTCGGTGAACAGTTCGTCGCTGAATTCTGTGAGCATTTCTGCTGATTCTGCGAAGCGAAGGAGCTTTTTCGTTTCCTTGATATCGCCGTTCTCTCCGGCTCTGTCAATGCACTTCATTTTAGCGCGGATTTCCTCGCTCTCCATTTCGATACGCCTCAGTTCCTGATTGTACATCGCTGCATCAAGGAAGCCCTTGACACGCAGCTTCCGCAGATCGTTCTTGCGGTCGCTGTTGCGCTGCAATTCATTTTTCAGATCCAGTATCCCTTGCAGGCTCTCGTCTGTATCGGCAAGGCGGAGCGCATCGTAATAAGGAACGAGAACCTGCTTGCAGCCGAATATCAGCTTGTTCATCATCGTCACGAAGGCTGCCTTAATCGCTTCATCCTTGATAAACATCATGGAACAGGCATCTTTATTATAAAGATGTGTTGAGCAAGCCCATGCAATACCACCACTCTGCGTCTGCCGCTTGAACTTACCGCCGCACTCTCCGCAGATGATGATACCGGAAAAAGGATACTTGTTATGGTACTTTCCCATATCCTTTACGATGCCGTGTTCATCAATGCGCTTCTGTATCATGACCTGCACCCGGTCAAAAACCTCTTTGCTGATAATCGCTTCATGGTGATCTTCCGCTATGAAGCTATCGACCTCACCGTGGTTGTTATGACGTCGGAAGTTGCTGTCGGTGTAGGTTTTCTGGAAGGCAGCAGCGCCGTAGTACTTCTCGTTCACAAGAATCCCCTTGACCGTTGAGCCTGACCATTTGCCGCCCTTGCGGGTAGGAACCTTCCTTTTGTCGAGCAATTGCGCGATCTTGTATGTCCCCATACCATTCAGCGCCAGATCAAAAATCAGCTTGACGATCTCGCTCTCAACCGGATCAATGACCATGTTTCCGGCTGTGTCCTTTGTGTAGCCGTATGGAAGGTAGCCGAAAACAAAGTTACCTTCTTCCATTCGCTTTTTCACCGACCACTTCACATTCTTGGAAATGGACTCGGATTCGCTCTGAGCCATGCTGCTGAGGACTGATAAAATCAGCTCACTCTCCATGCTGCCGGTATCAGTGTTCTCCTTCTCGAAGTAGATCGGGATATTATATGAAAGCAGCTCACGCACCAGTGACAAGCAGTCGGATGTGTTTCTGGAGAATCGGCTGATGGATTTTGTCAGCACATAGTCGACGCTTCCAGTGCGGCAGGCGTATAACAGCGCCTGTAAGCCTTCACGGGCATCCGCCTTTGTGCCGCTTATGCCGAAATCATAGAACACGCCCGCGCATTCCCAGTCATCGTGCATCCTGATCCACGACTCGTAATGCTCACGCTGCGCTTCCAGACTTTCCTTCTGGTCTTCATTCTCGGTACTGACTCGGCAGTAGGCAGCCACCCGGAGCTTTTTCACCACAGCAGGCTGTGCTTCGATTTTCTTGATTTTCAATGGTTGTCCCTCCTTTGTCAGTATACAATATTAACTCTGAACCGATGATTTATCAAGCGTTTTCGGTAATAAGTCCGCGTACAGCGGAGAGAAAGATTTGCGGTTTAATTCCGATAATTTGTCATACTCGACAACTGTAATCATACCGCTGGCGTAGAGCAATTCTGTGATTGCCTGTGCCTTGTGATAGTTGATCTCATCAATGATTTTCTGCTGTTCCATATCGCACCTCCTATTGATAGCCGGAAAAGTCAACCCTTTCATATACCACTACAGAATCGAGGTGCGTTTGGACGAAAAAAATACGCCCGCCGAGAAAAAATCCCGACGGGCGCTGGTGTTATACCTTATTCAGTTTTCCGCTGTACTTCTTGCCGCCCACGGCGACCTCAATCGTGATGCTGTTATCGACAGCAGGATTGGAGTTGATCTTATTTTGCCTTGCAAGACATTTTCTCAACATCAAGCCTGAATACCGCAACGCCACCCAGCATCGCGTCATCATAACTCCATTCAGGTCTTGCGGTAGTCTGTTTCATAAGAGTGTTCAGACCTTTGATCTTCTCACTACTATCCTCTACCAAGCTGAGAGTACCTGTTCCGATAACACTCTGGAACTTAGCCGAAAAGTCACAGGCTATATCTGCTTCAAGCAGTTCATAGTTGCCGTCTATCTCAAAACCGACTTTCGGTGTTTTTTTTGCAAGCTCATACTTTCTGCCAGCCTTAGCTCCATGAAAATAGAAACAGTATTTTCCGTTATCATTGATATATCCGTAGTTTACAGGTACGATGTAAATATCGCCGTTATCACAGAAAGCTATCCTTATGATCTGTTCCTTTGCAATAAAGGATTCGATCACGCTGTTATCTGTTATTTCTCTGTCGTTTCTTCTCATTGTATCCTCCTATATTGTAACAAACAAAGTAAGCCGAGTGCTTTCTTAATGATTATTATACTTCAATTGCTTCAAAAAGTCAATAAGGCTGAATCCGGATAAACCTTTGCAGATTGACTTTATATATGCCTTGTGATATAATAAAAATACTAAGAACACGCAATACAGAGGCGATTACTATGTCTGACAATAAAATAGAATACAGTATTGATGACACTCCAATGACCGCTGATGAGATCATGGGATATTTGAAACGTATCGGGATAGAGTGTGATATAAATACAGACCTGAATAGCCTTGCATTACTGCAAAAAGCTCATCTTACTCATATTCCATACGAAAACTATGACTGCCTTGAACGCAGGATTACTTCACTCAATCATAAGGAATTATACCGCAAGCTGATAACCGAACACAGAGGAGGTATCTGTTTTGAACTGAACGGGCTGTATGCGTGGCTTTTGAAAAGCATCGGGGTCAATGTAAAAAGCCATCTCAGCAGATATATAATTCCTGAAGGCGAGATACATAAGCGAACACACAGAGTAATGACCGTCACAGTAGGCGGAGAAAGATATCTGACCGATGTAGGCGTAAATTCCGAGTGTTCAAGAAAGCCGCTGTTGCTTACAGAGGGACTTATTCAAAACGACGGTATCTCGGAATACCGCCTTGAAAAAGACGATTTCTTCGGCTGGATATTGTGGCAGAAACTAAAAAACAATGATTGGCGCAGGCTGTATGGGTTCACCGAAGAACCTCAGCTCGATATTGACTACATAATGCCGTGTAACTTTTGCGATATTCACCCACTTTCGGGGATAAACAAGTTTGAGAAGGTATCTATATTTACCGATCACAGTAATATACGGATATGGGACGGACATTATCAGGAGTTTTCTGAAGGCGAGATCATTATAGACGAAATAATAGAGGCGGAAAAGAAAAAAGAAATACTACAAAGCATATTTTCTATAAAAGTATAATATGGGCTGCCGGAGAGAATACTAATCTCCGACAGCCCATGTCTCACGCCTTATTCAGTTTTCCGCTGTACTTCTTGCCGTCAACAGTGACTTCGACTGTGATGCCGTCATCCGAAACAGGTGCAGGCGGATTTGTCAGGGCTTTCTCCTTGCCGTATCCATTCAGCCCCTTACCCTTGATAATGGTCGGGAAATCCTTATAACAGATATCCAGATCGACATTACCGTTGATGCCGTTCACTCTGCCTTTCTCGGAATGCTGCCAGATACCGTATGCGCCGCTGTAATTCGTCTGGTCACACCAGTGCGCCAGCCAGATCGTGTAGCGGGATTTGATGTCATCGGCGGTATGTGTCGTGAGAGAGGACGCAGAGCCGTACAGACCGACAAAATAGCCCGCTGCCTCGACTCTTTCAAGGAACGCCCGCATAATGGCAGATACCTTGTCCTTGCCGAGGTCAAACTGCTTTTTCTCCTCCAGATCAAAATATACCGGGAAGTCGAACTGCTTTCCCTTGATGACAGACAGGAACACATCAGCCTCCAGTAGTGCCTCGTCCTCGCTCATAGCGTAGCTGTACCAGTAAGCACCGACCGGAATGCCTGCCGCCTTAGCGCCTGCATAGTTTTCCTCGAAACGATCATCCTTCTGCGATGCAAGCCTGCCGTATCCTGCTCTCAGGATTGCAAAATCAATGCCATCCGCCCTGACCTTCTGCCAGTCGATCTTGCCGTTATGGACGCTCACGTCAATGCCCTTCATATCCTCGCCTCCGAAGTATTTGTAGAAATCATCGGTCACGCTGCTGTTGCCGTGAACTTCGTCGCCGTACCACTTGCCGCCGGAGCGCACATCGACGTGTGTATAGATATATGCGGCAGTGATATTAGCAATGCCGGTAAAGCCGATATCCTGTGCCTTGCAGCAGACGATCTTGCTGGAGATTGGCTGCCCGTCCTGCCCGTAGCAGCAGATGTCCGCAGCCTTGCCGAGTGTATGCTGTCCCGTGCCACTGCCCTTTACTGCCTTATCGTGAGCAGCACAACGGAAGCCGCTGGTGACGATGATTTTGGAACAGTTCAGTGTAGAATATAGCGCTTCCAGCTTGGTGATGAGGTCATCATCGATCTGAAAATCATGTGCCTTACCACATTTGCAGCGGAACTCCTGCGCATTGAAGTGCGGGGAAAGCTGCGTGTTATCGGTATAGCCGTAGGTCTTAATCATCCTTATCATCCTTTCTGCCGTTCTGCTTCTGCAGCACCTCGATTGCATTTTTCAGTGCGGGCGGATACGGAATACCCATGAGACTGGTGTTCTCTACAATAGAGAGCAGCTCATTCACGCAGAACGCGATGCAGACCGCATCACGCACATAATTGGTATTGAGCAGAATATCCAGACGCACCGCCACGATAATGAGCATGAGAATGCTGCACTTCTTTGCAAGCCCGTACCAGCCCGCCTTGCTGTTGAGCTTTCCGGTCTTGCTGTGCTTGGACTTGCCAATTGCTCCGGTAATCATTCCGGTCGCAAAGTCAATGCCCATGAAGATGATGAGCGTCACCAGTGCGGAATCCCAGCCGCCGAACAGCGCTGCAATTCCGCCGCCGATCGCGCCGATCACCGTACAGATACTTCCTTTCATGTTGTCACCTCCAGTATCTTGACCGTTCTGATCATCGGGCTTGTATTGTCTGTCACCGCTTTCCAAGCAAGATAATAGTCGTCAGCAGATACACCGCTGCAGTCGTGCAGGACGGAGATATAGTTGCCGACGGAACCGAGCCAGCCGAACGGAACGGAAATTGCCTCGCCGCCGCTGAGCTTTTCATGAATGTATCTTGCTGTTTCCGCAGGCGACAACTGCTGACTGCTCTTGCGCACCAACCACATTTCGCCTGCATCGGTCGCGCCGGACTTATAGGTGAACAGAATTCTGCTTGCAGGCGTGATGCGAACCGCAGTAATACACATCGTGTAAATGACAGCGCCCCAGTTGAAGTCCGGCTGATTGTAGTAAAGCGCATAGGCATTATCTGCACAGCAGAAATGTGGATACACATCTGCAAAGCCTGCAATGCTGCGGTATCCGTCAATATAGAAAGTGTAGATGCTCTCGCCGTATGTGGTAAGAGCATCATTGCCGTTGCGGAACAGCGTCACCTCCGGTCTGCCGGACGGAATCTGCAGCACCTTTGGCACAAGCGTATTCAGCTTTTCGGACTCCGATGCCTGCACTCCCATTGCCGTAAGGTTGCGGGCAAGCTGGTCGCGCTGCGCATCCAGCGCTGTCAGATAATTTGCCATGCTCATGTCGTCACCTCCACGATTGCCGCAAGTGCGGTCTCCACGCCGGACAGTGCTGTCTCTACGGCAGACAAACGGGTAAGGATATCCGAAATGGAAGTCCTGCACCCCTGCATATCATAGAGAATCTCCGTCTTGAAACGCTCGAACACGCCCTCGTTCACGCCTACGCGCTCGTTGAGGTTCATGGCGCTGGTGTACGCCAATTCCCAGCGTTCAACATGAGAATCCGTGATGCCGTTCAGCGTGGTCATATTGTGATGTGAATGTGCTTGTCTCGTCGCACTTGCGATACAGTCAAGCATTTCCTGTGTGATACTGTCCAGCACATCCTTGTTGTTATGTGTATGCCGCTGTGCATTCAACGTCAGCAGTTCCTCATTGATGGTTTGAATGTCATAGATCGTGCTGTCCTCAAACTGCTGCAAACAGGAAAGCTCCTGCAGCAGTTCCGGAGTCAGGCGGTCAAGCGTTGCTTTGTTCGCATGAGTATGGAAATCTCCGGTCGCCGCCTCAATCTCACGCTCGACAATAGTCGTGACCTCAGAAGTTTTCGGATACTCAGACATATCCGGTGTTTCACCAGGCTCACCTTTGAGCGATGCAAGCCACTCGACTTCTGTGCCGACATAGCCATGCTCCACCGCGATCTCATAGGCGGACTTGCCGTCAGCCCCGTGTCCTGCTTCCTCGATCTTCTTCAGAAGCTGCGCATACAGATCAGGTGTCGGCGGAATGGGCGGATCGTCATCGCCCACAAAGCCGGAGGGACGGATATTCAGCGTCACCGGCACAGTCGTTGCACGAACAGTCGTGTCACTTTCGGTATCGTAGCCGAACACGGACATTTTTGCCGCCCCGACATGAAGCTCCGCAGGCAGATAGCAGCTCGTAACGTCAAAACCGAGAACAATGCTGTATGTCTCGTCACACTGCGTAAACTGCACGACCTTATGAAAGCGCCGCCAGTCACCGTCAAAGGTGAAGCGGAACTGTACATACTGGATCTGATGATCTGCCAGCACCTCACGCTCCAGCACTTCAATGCTCTGAT